AACGTGGGGTGGATGGGGCGATTACTAAGCCCCGCCAAGCCCCATAAACAAAGGGAAAATGAAAATAAATGAAATTTTATTTGGTAGTGTCGATTGTTCGTTCTACCTTTGTCGAAATTTAGTTCAATTAATCAATTAATCAGTGTCTTCAAAGACACACAAAATCAAGAAAAAATGAGCATAATAACAGAACACATTTGCGAAGCATTTGAGCAACGCACAAGGTTAAGATTGAGCAACAGCGAAACCGATGGCACAAGCCTTTGGTTATTCGGAAACAAAATCGCAGAATGGCGAGAGGATGGAATTTGGATAACCGATGCGGGTTGGCAGAGCAAAACAACCAAGGAGCGTTTGAACGGGTTAACGGGAGTTAGCATCCAACAAAGAGCGGGGAATTGGTACTTGAATGGCAATTTTTGGCAAGGCGAGTGGACAAGCGTGAATGAGAATAACGGAATAGTGGCGACCCCGCAAGAGGTAGTGCAGTTCGACATCACAAGCGAGTGGAAAGGTAACTACAGCAAGCCAATCTATTCAGTGTATCACACACACACAGAGGCAGAGATTCTACAGATTGAGTTTATGCTAAGTGCTATCGGAATACCTACCACAAAAACGTATTCAGATACCGATGGAGAGTACAAGCCTAATCACTTTATCGTTGTGCCCGTAGCAGAGTTTGAGAGAGCAAAACAATTTTTAACCAAAGTTTCTTTAGAGACATTATAAATCAAATGGAAAATTACATAAAAATTTCAGGATTGTTAACAGACCTATTCGACAAAATAGGGCTTACAGAACCGAGCAATTTCAAAGCTATTGCTCAATACATTTTCGAGGACTTGCAACCGCTCAAAGATGATATAGATGACAAGTGTGTTGCTGTTAGTTTCAAAAAATGGGTTCAATCAAAAAATTAATCAAAATGAAAAATTCAAAATCTTATGCAGTTTTAGTTATCTACATTATTCTAATGACATCAATGCTTGTTTCAAGTTGTGCCTCAAGGTGCGGACAACAACGCAGATATTGGAATACACACAGAGCAGTTTAAAAATTATTAATCAATAAATCAAATCAAGATGAAAAGAGTTGTAGCGATATTTTTAATATCAATAGTAATATCATTTGTTTTAGCCCCATACCAAGGGTAAAAAAGAGGGGAGTGTCTTCAAAGACACTCTCGCTGTCTCAAGGTAATTGCCTTGACTGACGAGCCTATCAAGGCGAAACAGCTAACTTAATACAAAAAAAATGAGCAGTATTAAAATCACAAAAGATGATAGTTTCGTGTGGTTATTGGTAACAGACAAATCACGTGAAATTTTTATGAGCGGGTTGTTCGACTTGTACATCCTATACGATGATGACAGCGAGACCCTAATCGAAGGCTACTCTCAATTGCTTGAGGCACTTGAGAACGGAATGGACATCGGCATCGAGGTAGGTAAAATACCATCCAAGGAGACCCAAGCAGACCTACAGAAAGAAGTTGTACAGAGTTCAGGTATCAACATCGTATCGTGTGGAATGTGTGCCGAGGTAATTTTGCACAGAGTAACAGATGAGGCTATAGTTTGCCCTCATTGTGAGTTCAGCGAAGACCCTTGTCATTTTCCCGACTTATATTATTAATCACTAAATCAAATCAAGATGAGCATTATCAAAATCACACAACAAAATTGGAAAACAATTAACCCGACAAAAACGGGAATTGACAACGACAGATTAGACAGCGAGCATACTATTTTATTCAACACGAATGAAATGATTTCAGCTAAATCAAGCGGGTACGGAGGCACAAGAATTACCTACAAAAAAGCGATGGTAGATGTGCTGTATTGCAAAGAAACCTTAGACGAAGTTTACGCCCTTATTTGTGCATCAGATGGAACCAACTAAATCATTTAGCATTTACTACGATGGAGTGTACGTTCAGAACGTAACAGCCCACAGCGGGTTCGAGGCAATAGACAAAGTTTTCTATTTGTACATAGAGAAACACCCGACCCTCGAGAGAAAAAAATTCAGTACTAAAAAATAATTCAAAATAAATTTGGCAGTGTCGATTACTTGTCGTACCTTTGTCGAATATCAGTTCATTAATCAGGATTCTGTGTCTTCAAAGACACTATCCACAAATCAAATCAAATTATGTGTATTATCATTATCAAACAAAAAGGTTATCAAGTGTCTCAGGAAATTGCAAAAACATCCGCAAGGATTAACCCTCACGGATTAGGGATTGTGTGGCTTGACACCTTTGAGGTTACTTACCACAATTCAGCAGAATACAAATTGCTTGACACAGACCGCCCATTTATTGCCCATTTTAGATACGCCACAGTCGGGGCTATAGGCAGACAAAACACACATCCATTTCAGTGTGGCAATAACAAAAATGAGTACCTAATGATGAATGGTACAATCAAGGGGCTTGGCAATATGAAGCAAAGCGATTCAAAGGTATTAGCCGAAAAACTTGGAGTTATACCACGTACACAATGGAAGTCAGAGTTGGCTCAATACGATTGCCGATTCACTACGATTAACGTACAAAGCAAATCGTTTCAGATTTACAACCGAGAGGATTGGATTCAGAAAGATGGCGTTTGGTACAGCAAAGAGAATGTGCTTGAAGATAACTATGTTGCTGTTTATGGTACACTAAAGAAAGGTTACTCAAACTATTGGCATTACCTATCAGGGAGTAATTTTGTAGGCAGTGGAACGACTACGGACAAGTACCCGCTTGTAGTTAGCGGATTGCCTTACCTCATCGAGAACAAGGGCTTAGGGCACAATGTGGATGTAGATGTGTTTAGGGTTACGGATTCAAAGCTAAGAAGTTTAGACCAATTAGAGGGGCATCCGAGATGGTATTGCAGAAAGCAAATCAATATCACAATCAAGGGCAAGCAAGTCCTTTGTTGGATTTACTTTAACCTCAAGGAAGTTGCGGATAACAAAATATTTCACAAGTCCTTTGTTCAGGCTAAGCCAAAGTATGAGACCTTTGGTAGTTACGGAACAAGTCCGTACCGCTACGTTAAAAGTTCATACCCAAAAAGATATGATACCATACCCGCAAAAGCAAAGCCTACAAGCCCGCTCCCGAAGTTGTTTCAGGATTGGTTTGCAGAAGAGGTAGATGAGTTTGATGTAAAGAACGAGACACCTATGTGTGTTGCTTGCTACAACGACTTAGTGTTCGATGGATTCAATAACTACTATTGCAGTGGATGTAACACGTGGCACTCAGAAGTAGATGTATTGAGAAAGTTTTAGTACCTTAGGGAGTGTCTTCAAAGACACTCTCTCCGTATCGAGATAGTTGTCTCGACTGACGATTCCAAAAGGATGAAACGGAAACTAAAATCAAAAGATTATGAAAATCTATTTAAAATTTGACCACAGCGAAAAAGATTCCCTCAAGGCTATTGGTTGTGAACACAATGGGAAAGAAGTTAACGAAAGAGTTTTTGATGTTATCAAGTGGTACAGCGAAGATGATAGTTTGAACAAGATGAGTCAGCTGTCGGAGTTGATTCACAAAACGCTTGACTACGAGGAAATTTTATTCCTTGCCACAAAATCAGTGGAGCAAAAAATGGAGCAAATGATGTTTGAAAGAATGAAGGATAGGTTACGAGAAGATTTAAGAGACTTTTTAAACGAATAGACTATGAAGACAATAAGCAAGAAAATGAAGTATGTTAGCACCGATGGATGGCGTGGGTATTACGAGCCAATCAATGCGGTTTGCGGAGCAAATGATACGGGAACTTATGAAGATAGCCCTTGTCATTCGGATGATTGTTTTGAAGAGTTATCAAGAGCCAAAAAAATACTTAAAAAAAACAACATAAAATTCATAAGTCATTGGGGGCAAACTTCAAATGTATTCTGTTTACACAGATACTTGTTGACCAATCCTGAAGACAAAGAAGAGGCACTAAAATTATTAAAGCCTTTGATAAGTGAGACAAGATTATTATATTTATGCAAATAACTAAAACAAAAACTATGAAAGTATTTAGAGTTAACACCACAGCGTACAAAGAGGAGGATTTTTTTATACTCACAACGCTTACAGAAGAAGAGATTGTAGAGGTAATAAAACCTATTGTGCAAGAAGAAAGATTTGGGCGAGACGAATACGATAACGAAGATTTAATCAATGCGTTACAAGAGCGTTATCCAAGAAAAAAAATTGAGTTTATTACAGAGTTTGAACTTATCACGATTTAATAGGGTGGCACTCGGAAATCCTTACTTGTCGGTAATGTAGGCAGTTGCAATGCTAATGGTTAATTTGGTTGCCACCTTGTATCGTGTTTTCTAACTTATTTTCACGATACACTCATAAAACTGAAATTGCAATAAGACTGACAGCTCGGAAAGACGAGCTTATTTTTAAACTTAAATTTAATCAAAATGGACACAAAAAAAATCAATGACATCGAGGTTCACGACTTCGTTGACCTAAGCCCATCGAAAGAAACGATGAGAGCTATCGAAATTGCACAAGCAAAAGAATTATTAAAAAGCGAGGGCTACTTTGTGGATAACCTTTGGCAGACTTGCGATGTAACAATCAATTACGATTGTACCGAAGAGCAAGCTCAGAAAATCTTGGATGGAGTATTTCGCAATGAAGCTACATTCGAGCAAATTTGGATGGCTATTAGTTACGAAGCAGAGAGTATGAACTTAAAACGTAGAGACTAATGGAAATCAAAATTGAGACTATAGTACCGAGAGAGGTGCTTGAGAATGTTTGTGTTACCGCCCTTGAGGGCGGTAGCAATTATTGGTATTACTTATCAGATGGAGCAGTAAAGCTAATCAGGAAAGCAGTGCCTAAGAACGAAGACCCTTACTTGAGTACAGCAATACTCAAGGCGATACTTGACCACAATGTTGAAGTACCTATCAGCGATGCAGAAGATGAGGATGAAGTGCTTGGTTACATAAGCAAGAAAACTATTCAGGAACGCATACAAAAGCTATCGGAGGATGATAGTTCAAAGTGGGCATTGGAAAGGGAAATCAGAGGCGAAGGCGATGCAGACAGCAGTGATGTAGTTTTTCAATACCTTGCGATGGGGGAAGTCGTGTTCGGCTAAAAATTAATACCTTTATAAATTAAAAAATACAAGTATGAAAACATTTGACAACCTTAGCTATGAAGCTAATGAAGAAGCGAAGAGGGATAAACAAGACCCAATCGTAAAATCAGTTATTGATAAGTATCAAGAACGCTCAGAGGTAGAGCAAGAAAAAAATGACCTCACACTTATTCAGTGGATGGAACGCCTACAAGAGGAGTTAATGAATGCTACTATTCATTTGGAGAAGTTGAAATCAGAGTTGGAAACAAATCCAAACTTCCCCGATGGACACATTATAACAAAAGAGAGTTGGGATAATGCAGATAAAATAACCCACGAGGGTTTTATTTACGTTAAATACACAGACCTTGTTGTTTATAAGTAAAAATTGTACTATCTTTGTACGAGTATTAATCATATAATAAATAAAAAATGGGAACAATCCAAAAACATTACGACACCGAGTTGGCTAAAGAAAAGCCTAATCAATTATTATTATCAATTCTGACTAAGATATTAGACCGAAAAACACTGACATTAAATGAGTGGAGGTTAACGGGTAAATTCATACCTAAGCCCGAGTTTCTTAAAGACAATCCAACAGCAGAGCTACTTACTACTTGTAGTGAGGTTATTGAGTATGTTGGCAAAGGATACATTCAGGTAATGGGTTCAGGAACATTCAGATACACCTCATCCATCAAAGGTAAAGTCCTTGATGATGTTGAGAATAAAATGTGGAGAGAAATCGCAGAGAAACTATGGTGCGAAAATTGTTAATAAAAAAAGTTAAAAAAAATGAACAACGTATAGACATATTTACTATCTTTGTTTTTTAATTAATTAAAATCTAATAAAATGAAATCAGATGTTTTTAATCAGTATGTTGACCGAGTGTCAGAGCTGTACAATATAGAAAAGAAAAACTTATTTTCTAAGTCAAAGAAGAGAGAACTTGTAGATGCTCGACACCTAATTTACTACCTATCAGCTAAGAGACCTATGCAGATTATTTACATTCAAAAGTTTATGGAAGAGAATGGATATAAAGTTGGGCATTCGTCAGTAATTCACGGAATAAATAGTATTCAGAATAAAGTAAACGAAGACAGAGATTATCTATCAATAATCAAAGACATCGACAAAGCAGTTTTTATATAATCAAATCTTAAATCAAATCAAATGGAATTAAAAAAATCGACATTCGAGAAATTGTCAGCTATCAATGTGAACGCTCACGTTGAAAAGAAAAGTAACTTGACCTACCTATCTTGGGCTTGGGCTTGGAGTGAAACTAAAAAGGCTTGCCCCGATGCAACCTATAAAATCGGGCAAACAGACTACGATGAAGTCCTTGGGTTTATGTGCCACACAGAGGTAACAATCGAGGGAGAGACATTAGAAATGTGGCTTCCCGTAATGGATGGAGCAAACAAATCAATGCTAAAGAAATCCTACTCATACACAACGAGATATGGAGAGAAGACTTGCGAGGCTGCGACTTCATTCGACATCAACAAAACTATTATGCGATGCTTGGTTAAGAACCTTGCTATGTTTGGTATGGGTATCTATATCTATGCGGGAGAAGACTTGCCTGAGACACCGACTCAAGCTACACCTACAGCACCACCATCAGCAATCAATCTTAAAAAGGAAGAGACTGCCGAACTACCTGACCTTAAAAAAGGTACAGAGAATTGGGATAAAGTAGTTGCTTATGTTACAGCAAATAAGGAGTTGGGAATGGAGAAAATTGGAAAGCAATTAAACCGCAAGTACAAAATCAGTCCGACACTTAAAAAAGAAATCGCTAAACTAATAACAGAATAAAGATGGCATCAGTAAACAATCAAGTACTTGAGTTATTAAAAGATGACAAAGAGTACTACGGAGGAGTTGGTAAAAATTATTTATCTAATTCAGACATTGGTACGTTGTTGGAAAACCCAAAGGAGTTTGGAAAACCACGTGAGGATAACAAGGCATTTGCCGAAGGCAGATACTTTCATCAGTCAATCCTTGAGCCTGAGAAGATTAAAAACGTACCGTTTGTAGATGTTACTACACGTACAACGAAGGAGTACAAGGCATTCTGTGAGCAAAACAAACTACCATTCTGTTTGCTTAAAAAAGAAATTGATGAGATTAAAGGGCTTGTAAAGATTATCAACAGCAATATCTTCTTCTTCGAGGAAATCTACAAAGATGGAAATCAGTTTGAAGTTCCCGCTGTTGGGGAGATACAAGGGATGATGTGGAAAGGTAAAGCAGACATCGTTACAAAGGATGCAGTTATCGACTTGAAGACCACAAGCGACATTCAGAAGTTCAAGTGGAACGCTAAGAAGTACAACTATGACTCTCAGTGTTACATATACCAAATCTTATTCGGTAAGCCCTTAGTGTTCTATGTAATCGATAAGGTAACAGGTATATTAGCAGTATTCAAGCCTACTCAAGAGTTTGTAGATGGAGGGGCATTTAAGGTTGCAAGAGCAATCGATATGTATCAGAGATACTTCTCTGAAAACCCATCAGACGACATCGAGAATTACTTTATTGACGAATTTTTATACTAAAAAAAAATGACTACTATAGACAATTTTGATGAATTAACAGATTTTAGAGATGGCGAAGATGATAAATATCTTGTCGAATATGTATTGGCGGATGATTTTGGTTTTTCCCACAGATGTTCTCCTTTCTTAATGCCTGAGGGAACAGTATTTGAACATAATTATGGAACATATAAAGTTATTTCTATTGATAGAAAAATAAAACATATTGTTCTACATTGTGAAAGAATTGAAAATAAAACACCAATGTTTGATGCTTTATTTAAAATGATAAATCAATTTAATTAGTGTCTTCAAAGACACAATAATAAACCGAGAAATAACCTTAGCCTCAGGGGGTTATTCTCGGTTCAAATAGACTGAGGCAAACTAAAAAATTATTTACAATGGCAGACCAAGAAAAGATTTTCGCAGATGGTTTCTTATTCAAGAGAAACGAAAAAGCTCCTGACTTCGTAGTGGGGAGATTATCAATTAAAGTTGAAGATGCTATCGCATTTATGAGACAGCACGAAAAGAATGGTTGGATTAACCTCGGGGTTAAGACAGCTCGTTCAGGAAACTTCTACATTGACCTCGACACGTTTGAGGCAAAGAATGATAGTTCTCCAAAAGAAAGTGCAGTTGACAAGTACGAAGCTAAAGCTAAGCCACCTCCATCAGTTCCACAGATGAACGGAGATATGGCAAACCAATTCAACGAAGCTCAAGAAGAAGAGGATGATGACCTTCCATTCTAAGAGACCAAGCCTATGTAAAATGGGGGATTTATTCCCCCTTTTTTTACCTTTAAGGCGTGTCGGAAACACCATTTTCAACACTTCTATTACTACTCTATGTAAAATCTATATTATTATTATTTTTTATTTTAATATTTTAGTAAAAAAATTGACATAAAAGACAGTAGTATTGATTATCAATTAGTTAGATATTTAAAAACGACATTAAAACGACATAAAAACGACAGATAATGACACATAACGTAACAATCTTTCAAAACATACGTGATACGGACACTCCGTTCTTCCGTGATGTACACGTTATCCTTGATAGAATTAAGGATGGAGCAGGGGCTACCAAAGACATTGTTAAGCGTATCAGACAAGAGAAGAATAAAGCAGAGAGAAACGAGATTAAGAAACTACTTCCCGCTATTTGTTTCAGCGGTACTTTTAAGAAGAGATTAGATAATGCACTCGACCAACACTCAGGACTTATTTGTTTAGACTTTGATGGCTACCAAAAACAAAAAGAATTACTACAAGACAAAGAGACTATATCGAAAAACAAATATGTATTTTCAGTCTTTATTTCCCCATCAGGAAATGGATTAAAAGTATTGGTTAAGATTCCCGCAGATGAAGAGAACCATACAAACTACTTCAATAGCTTAGAAAAGCATTTTAACAGCCCTTATTTCGATAAAACGAGTAAGAACATCAGTAGAGTGTGTTATGAGTCTTACGACCCTTTAATTCACGTTAATGAGAACTCATCGATTTGGGATTTGATTGAAGAGCCTGAGTACACCGAAATAAACAGAGTAAGAGACCAAGCTACTATTCCAATATCAGATGAGAATAAGATTGTTGAGATACTTGTTAAGTGGTGGGAAAAGAAATACCCGATGCAAGAGGGTCAAAGAAACCACAACGCTTACATACTTGCGATGGCATTCAATGACTTTGGAGTTAACAAAAGCCTTGCGGGTTATATCTTAAATCAGTTTGCTACTTCTGACTTCTCAATAAGTGAGATAGCAACAACGATTGATTCAGCCTACAGACATACAGCAAACTTCGGAACCAAGTATTACGAAGACGAAGAGCGTATTAATCAGATTCGTGCAAAGCTAAGAAGAGGCGTATCAAAAAAAGAGATTCGCTACCAATTACAAGATTCCAATTTGGATAGCGACACTATCGATGCAGTCTTAAATAAAGTCGAGGATGAAAATTCTAAGATGACATTTTGGACTAAGAACGATAAAGGGGTCATCAAGATTGAACATATCTTATTCAAAACTTTTTTAGAGGATTCAGGATTCTATAAATTCTGTCCTGAGGGGAGCAGGAACTATGTGTTTGTAAAGGTTACTAACAACCTCATCGACCATACTTCTGAGAAAGAGATTAAAGACTTTGTACTTGCTCACTTGTTAGAGTTAGATGATTACAGCGTTTATAATTACTTCGCAGACAATACGAGATTCTTTAGAGATGATTTTCTTTCAATGATTTCAACCATTGAGATATACTTCATAGCAGACACCAAGGATTCAGCGTACTTATACTATAAAAATTGTGCTGTTAAGATTATGAAAGACAGCATCCTTACCATTGACTATGTGGATTTGGGAGGTTACGTTTGGAAAGACCACGTGATTGATAGAAATTTTAATATTTGCGAGGTTACGGGAGACTGTGATTTTAGAAAGTTTATTGGTAATATCAACGGAGGAGATGAGAGTAGAATTAAGACTATGGAGAGTACTATAGGATTCCTTCAACACGGATACAAGAACTTATCTTTTTGCCCCGCAGTGATTCTAAATGATGAGGTTATCAGTGATAACCCTGAGGGAGGAACAGGTAAGGGATTGGTTATGAACGCCCTTAGCAATATGAAGAAGCTCGTAGTGATTGATGGTAAATCTTTCAACTTTGAAAAGTCATTTCCTTATCAGTTAGTATCAGCAGATACTCAGATACTTTGCTTTGATGATGTGAAGAAACACTTTGACTTCGAGAGATTGTTCAGCGTGATAACAGAGGGATTGACATTGGAGAAGAAAAACAAGGATGCTATCAAGATTCCTTTCAGCAAGTCTCCTAAAGTTACCTTGACAACTAACTATGCTATCAAGGGTGCGGGTAATTCATTTGCAAGAAGAAAGTGGGAACTTGAACTTCATCAGTACTACACGATGAACTTTACACCGAGAGATGACTTCGGCAAGATGATGTTCGGAGATTGGAACGATGATGAGTGGTGCGAGTTTGACAACTATATGATTGGTTGCTTGAGATTCTACCTTGCAAACGGATTGGTTAAATCTAAATTTGTGAACTTAAAGATTCGTCAGCTATCAGCAGAGAGTTGCCACGAATTTATCGAGTGGTGCGGATTGGTTGATAACAACGATAGAAGCACTGTGTTACCTACAAACGTAAGACTTTATAAGAACGAGTTGTATAACAACTTTGTTGATGAGTACCCTGACTATGGAGTTAGAGGTAGGATGAGCATTAGCCGAACTAAATTCTACAAATGGTTGGTAGCTTACGCTATCTACAAAGAGGGAATTATGCCTGAGGAAGATAGAGACCACATCGGTAGATGGATTATCATTAAGAAGAGAGCAGATAACGATACACAAATTCAATTAAATTAATATGACACCAAAAGAAAAAGCAATAGAATTAACAGGTATTTATCTTGAGTTAACAAAAAAAAGTCTTGATAGAATAGGGTGGTTTTACGATATTGATGTTGCTAAACAATGTGCATTAATAGCAGTTGATGAAATATTAAAAAATAATAAAATTTTATTTGAAGATGTTTTAAATGACCAATATTGGCAAGAAGTTAAACAAGAAATAGAGAAATTATGACACCAAAACAAGAAGACAAAATAGTAGAAGTAGTTGCTTGGATATGTGCAGTAATTCTTATTGGAGCAGTAGCTTATTTAATATGGTAGATGTACTCGAGAGAAATTCAGGGTTCAACAACGAGGAGATGTGGAAACAATGTGAGTTGCTACGAAGCGTTATTTTTCAGACCATAGAGACTAAGGTTGGAAGAGGTAAGCAGGTTAGAGTTTTACAAACATTTAAGCACGACACACCTAAAGAAGTTAGAGAGCGAATAGTTAATAGCTGTGAGTACTATAAACAATTACACCTAAAGGATATGGAAAGAAATAATCAAATCAAATTCAGAGATTACCAAAACGACATAATCAGGAAAGGCACAGAGATAGTTACTAAGTATGGCTTTGTTTACCTTGCTATGGAAGTTCGTACAGGAAAGACACTGACAAGCCTTGGGATAGCAGAAAAGATTAATAGTAGCAACGTATTGTTCTTGACAAAGAAAAAAGCAATTAGCTCAATTACTAATGATTTTGATTTATTCAAGCCATCTTACTCTTTATGTGTTACAAATTACGAGAGCTTACATAAGATTGACCCTGATATTCCTTGGGATTTAATAATATGTGATGAGGCTCACTCGATGGGTGCATTTGCTAAACCAAGTAAGAGAGCAGTTCAGGTAAAAGACTTGATAGCTAAAACAAAAGCCAATGTTATATTGCTGTCGGGAACACCTACTCCTGAGTCATACTCTCAGATGTACCATCAGGTTTATGGGATACCAAATAATCCTTTCAAAGAGTATAAAACTTTTTATAAATTTTGTAGTAAATTTGTAGTTATTAAGACCAAAATGATAAATGGATTATCAATGAACGACTATTCTAATGGTATGTACACCATACTTGAAGAAATGGAACCATTTATGATAAACTATACTCAAGCAGAAGCCGGTTTTATAGCCGAGACTATTGAAGAAGTATTTGAGGTCGAGCTAAAAGAATCAACATACAAGTTGATTAAAAAGTTGAGCAGGGATTTAATTGTCCAAGGAAAGGAAGAAGTTATCTTAGGAGATACTCCCGTAAAGCTAATGAGTAAGATGCATCAGCTGTACTCAGGAACTGTGAAGTTTGAAAGCGGTAAGTCTATGGTTATCGACACCACTAAAGCAGAGTTTATAAAGGCTCAGTGGGAAGGTTGTCAGATAGGTATATTCTACAAGTTTAAAGAAGAGCTTGAGGCTTTGAAGCAAGTATTCGGAGATGAACTCACGACAGAGCTTAGTGTCTTTGAAGACACTTACAAGAACATAGCATTGCAGATTGTATCAGGGCGTGAGGGAATATCGCTAAAGAAAGCAGAGTACCTCGTGTATTACAATATTGATTTTAGTGCTACGAGTTATTGGCAATCCAAAGACAGAATGACCACCAAGGACAGACCAAAGAATGAAGTGTTTTGGATTTTCTCCAAGGGAGGAATTGAAGAGCAGATTTACAAAGCAGTAACAAAAAAGAAGGACTACACGTTAGCTCACTTTAAAAAAGATTTTTACTTATGATAAATAAAATTATTGACAAATTATTTTGGGTAGCAGTTTTTGCCGCCTTGTACGGTTGCTTATTATTAATTTTAAACTAAACAATTATGAATTGGGATTATCCACCTGAAGAAAAAGAGTGCACTTGCAGATATTGCGGAGAAGACTCTGAAGGAGAATTTTGTAACAGAGAGTGTGCTAAAGCATACGAAGGAGACAACTAAATAAACAATCAAGATGAAAAACAAATTAGCGGGAAAACACCCTTCCTATGACAAATTAGATATGTCTAATGATGAAAGAAAAAGAAAGTTAGCTTATGATAAGAAGTATCAAGCTACTGAAAAACGTAAGAACTACAGGGTAGAGCTTAATAAAGCCAATCGTGATGCCGGTACTTATGGAAATAATGATAACTTGGATATGAGCCATACTAAAATTGGAACTATTGTCAAGGAGAATATGAAATCCAACAGAGGTAGAAATGGTCAGAACGGAAAATCAAGTAAGAAATGATAAAGTGTTTATGCATAAATGACAATAACAAACCAATTCAAATACCAAATGAGAAATGGTTACAAAAAGGTAGAGAATATACTTTGTTATTCAGTATGACTGTACTTCCTCAAAAGCAATTAGCCTTTCAGCTCAACGAGATTGACCTTGATGATAGTTGTTCCCCCTACACGTGGTTCCTTGCAAACCGATTTGCGTTTAGGCAAGAAGACCTTGACAAACTTATTGAGTTTATTCAAGAGTGCAACCACATTACTTTTTCAGTTAATGAGTTGATGAAGGAGACAAACGTATCAATTCCGTAAAAAACGTAAATGAAGGAAAGCCAAATACAATCGAAAAAAATTAAGGAGCTTGAGGCTAAGGGGTATTATGTTATCAAGTTGATTAAGACCAACAAGAATGGCATTCCTGACCTTATAGCTATTCCTCCTAACTCAGATGTTGAGTTCTATGAGGTTAAAGCCCCAAATGGGAAAACATCTCCCCTACAAGATTTTAGACTAAAAGAACTTACTGAGCACGGAGTTAAAGCAGAGGTCTATAAACCACTATAAATTAAATTAAATGCAAGAATTAAAAGAAATAATAAATGAAGTTTTTTTAGTTGATATAGAGACTAAAAGCAGTAAAAGAGTGGTGGTTGATGCTCGTAAAGTTTACTCTAAAATTCTAAGAGATAGTGGATATAGTTATGAATTAATAGGGGAAACAATAAACAAAGACCACGCAACTATAATTCACTATGTAAAGAATATAGAGTACCTACTATCTTATGACCAAATTCTAAGAGATAAATATGTTGCTTGTAAAAATGTTTTCATCAAAAAGAAAAATTCTATTTCAGAACAAATAAAAAAAGATGTAGATATATATGTAACTGTAGTAAGATTGACAAACGAGCTTCAAGAAGCTGTAGAGATTAAAGAAAAACTTTTAGATGAGTTTTTCAATTATATTCAGGACTACGAAGAAAGAACAGGTCGTTTGCCAAATTCTTATGAATGCAAGCATCACATACTACAATTGTTTAACAAGTAAAAGTAATGTATGGACCAAGAGAAAGATAGTGAAGACGAGAGAGCTTCCCGAATTGCGTATCGAACAAATGAATACCATTCGCTATTAGATAGTATCTATGAAGGCTTGGTTGACCGTGATTTTAAGTTAGTTAGAAAAGAAGCACAGTTTCTAATTATGGAATTAAGATGCATACTAAAATCAACAGAAGAAGATGACTTTTGAAACAGAACAAGATTTAAAAAGAGAACACAAAGCAATAACTACATTCGTAAATACTTTTGGAGGTTCGTTCCAAAAACTCGACCCATACGACATTGATTACAAAGTCTTCGATAAAGCAGGTAAGTTAATTGCATACGCTGAGGTAAAAGGTAGAATAAGAACTATGCACAACGCATACCCTTTACCGGTAGCGGCAAGAAAAGCTGTAAAGTTAGTAGATAAAAGACTTAATCCCGTAATGATATGGTCGTGTGAAGATGGTATAATCTACGGGAAGATTGATAAATTAAAAGGAGAAATCAAGTGGGGTGGAAGACCCCCACGTGATAACTCCTCTAATGATGATGAGCTAATGATTTACTACGATAAACAAAAAGCTCTAAAGTATGTTAGGTTTGTTTGATTATTTCTGAGGTCCGAATTTATAATCACTATCTGATTCTTGGCTATCAAAACTTTGAGGTCCAAATCCAAATTTTTTACTTTTAGATTTTTTACTTTGAGGTCCAAAACTATACTTTTCTTTTCCTACAGGAGTATAATTACGTTCTTCATCTTCAGTTCTTTGCATTGCATCATCTACTTCTTTTTGAAGTAGTTTTTCTTCTCTGTATGTATTATACCACTCAGAGTTATCTCCAAAAGTATCCTCCCATAATGGTCGGTCATACCTTTTCATCTGCGTTTCGTTTGCATAATCTCCTAAAAGTTTAGCTTTTTCTTCTTTGATTTGTTTGTTCTTAGCTTTTCTTTCGTCAGCCTCGGCTTCTGTTTCATTAGAAAGTCTTTGGATTTGGTCTTGTATTAAATCAAGTTTTTCAGGGTCAGAAGTATCTATACTTATTTCCTCAAGTATTTTTAGCTCTTTAGCATCTTCCTCTTCCTTCTTAACTCTCTTTTGTTCTTTAGCTTGTCTTTCCTCAAAAGATGTTTGTTTCTTTTTAGCCATTTTTATAGAACCTCTAATAGCACCTGCTACTTCGGGAGGGAATATTCCAATGTTGGTCAAGAAAGCAGGACCTAATAAAACCCCTACTGCTTCTCTATCTTGTTCAGATATTGTGTGTTCTTTATTGAAATCATCTTTATATGTTCCCGTAGCCCATAATTTTACCATTCCGAAAAACTGCATCGCTCTATCAGGAGCTATACCATACATCCCAAGGTATTTTATAAACTCCTCAGGCTTGGCTGAGTACAAAGATAATCTATCTTCTTCATCCATATCTAAAGCATCTTGAACTTCTGATAAGAAATTTGCAGCTCCGGTCTGAACAAGTTTATCAAGAATAGGTAGTGGAGAAAAAATATCTGTAACTACAGATGTAGCTTGACCTTTTAATACACCATCAATTCTTTTATCTTCTTCTTCCTCTGTCTCCTCTTTGCCCATTATAGCAGCAGCAGCATATCCTATTAATATAGTAATACCGGCTGACATCATTCTAAACGTAGCCATCTCCGCTGCATAACCCGCTAATGACCTTGCTGCAATAACTTTATCTTCTTTAGTTGAAACACCCCAATATCCTAATGTTGAAAGGTCAGCACCTAATCTTGATGATTGGTTCATTCTAAAACTTGCAAAAGCCATAAATATCTTAGTAAGCACTTGCTTACCTGTTTCTTTAGAAGAAAATAAACTTCCTGCTAAATCGTGGTCAGATACGTTTTGCTGTCTATCTACCATTCTTTGAGCATAGTTTGCTGCTGTCTCATTTAGTGTATGGTCAGAGTAATCAATATCCTTATAGTCTTTACCTTGTTGCTTCAAAGACTTCTCATAGTAAGCCTTGAAAGAAGCTCTTGCTACAGCAACATCGGGTCTAACTAAGAATGTTTTTAACCATTTTCTATTTGCCTCTTCAATAAGCTCCATCGCTCTTTTTGCATTAGAGTTTGATGCCTCTTCAATTAATTTATTAATTGATTCAACTTCTGCTTGAGATTCAATACCTCTATTGGCAATGGCATATCCTGACTGAGAAATCCAATTATTAAAATCAGAATTGAAAGATGCTGTTAAACTAAAGGTTCCCGCATTTACCCAAGTGTTCATAGCAACCGGAACAAATTGTTTAAGTACCTGAGTAGGTCCTCCCAAGGCTTGTCCAACACCAAGTGTCGCTATTTTATTTAGTCTTCTAACTGCCTTAGAAAGCTCATCGTTTGAATAAGGGTTTTTGTTTCTTGTGTTAGCAACATACAATTGAACTCTGTTAGTAAGTAGCTTTGCATCCTCAGTATTTGGAACTATTTTACTAAAGCTATTAGAATTTAAGAATGCCTGTACTTGTCTAATTGAAGCTGCGGTCTCAATATCTATAAGTGCATCGTACATAGAGTTAGAGTTGTTTTTATCAAAAGATAAGTCAATATAACTCAATACATCTTTCTTCGCATTCATTGGAAGATTTTTTGTACCTGTTGTATCTTCTAATACTCCTGTTTTTTTATTGTACAATACACCGTTTGTATTATATATAAATGCTGAATCACTATTTGTTAAATCAACATCTTGTGGAGCACTATCCATTCTAACGTATTTATCAGGGGAGTAATTTAAGTCTCTATCTAAAGTTTTGTTATAAACATTAAGAGCTACATCTGACAATCTATCAAATTGATTATCCCATTGCTTGTGCCAAAAATCAATAGCCTCTAAGTTTTTAGGGTCAGTATTGTCTTTTATGTCTTGAATATCCGCTGAATTGCCAATTACCTTTTCATATACCTTTTGGTATAGCTCTGCTTTCTTTTGTTCTTTTTCGTTTCCTTTTCTTAAAGCTGCGATAGATTGTTCTATTAATCCTTTTCTTCTTCCGAACTCGATTTGCATTTCTTGCTCAGTTCCAATAACATTTCTAAGCATAAACGCAGCCATACCTCTTTCGGTATTGTTCTCTGCTGTATTAAACTTCTGCCCATTTGGTCGTACATCTTTATTGTAAAACGCTTTAACGTAATCATTTATAATATTATTTGATTGCGTTTGTGCGAATGCTTTTTTATTAATCAATTTTGTTAATCCCATTAAATCTTGAACTTCGCCACCACGATTAAACCCTTTAAACATTTTTTCAAAAACAATATTTAAGTTGGTAGTTTGTTCTGCGAAAGTTCTACCAAGTTGCTTAGAAAAATATTTTTTAATCTGAATAGCTTTAATTCCTTTTCTTAAAACAATCTCAGCGTTTTGGTCTCCTTCGTATATAGATGTAACAGCATCCATAGAAGCTGTTGATTTATTCTCTATAAAATTAGCAAGTGCATCAACTGCTGCAAGGGCATTTTTAGTGGTCATATTGTTCGGGTCCATAGCCATAAACTTAGAGATGATTTCTTTTTCTCTCTTAGTGTATTCAACATCTTCGCCTGTGAACGCATCTACTCCGGTATCTATACTGTTTTGTATCATTGCAGAATAAATCTCAAAAGCTGTCTTAATAGTGTCTCTTACTATACCCTCATTTTTATCTGTCATTGGTTTATCTTCCTCTAACAGAGCCATCATTTCAGCCTCAGTAAAAGTAGAAGCATCTACACCCATCAAGTCTTGCAAATCAGCAATTCTTTCATCACGGATTATATCTGCTTGAGATTTCTCTTCTACATTAATATATTCAGTGGCATCTTGAATATTCACAGTATTTGCAAACCTTACATTCTGACCGCTTATTTTAGAGCCATCTATAGCCTCTTTTATTTTAGCCGCCACATCATTATAAACTTCAATGCTTTTTGCAATTGAAGGGTCTAATTTTCCAAATTTAGCAGCTAAATCACGTAGGTTAGCATCTTTTGTTTTATCACGAGATAAACTTCTGATTTTCTTTCTTAGTTTTTGAGCATCAGTTAACTTCTGAGCGTAGTCAGCATTGTTATATACCTTTGTTGCATATTCAATAAATCTTCTTGTAGATTTTTCACTAAGCACATTTGTATTTCCTAATCTATTAAGAATGGCTTGCTCTTGAATCTTGTTTATTTTACCTGACTTTCTTAGTTCTCTTACCTCTTTTATTAAGGCTTGAGTAGCTTCTTTTACAGCCTTAACAGCATATTTACCACCTCTAATTTGGTCTTTAAATTGCTTGTTAAGTGCAACTCTTTCAGTCATTATTACCTTTCTAATGTCTTTCAATTTACCAAATATTCTTGCTACTGATGGTGCTCTCTTTTCTTTAATACCAAATTGCTTACGCAATTGGCGAACTAAAGCCTCTCTCTGAACATCTGTAGCATTCTCATAAACTTTAGAGTCTTGTTGAAGATAATCAAGAGCTGCTTGAAATGCTCTTTCATTTGTTCCTCCTCTTTCTTTAAGTATCTTCTGAGTTATACCATCAACTATCCCCATCATTCGGTCATATCCCGGTAGTTCAGCTTCAGATAATCCTTGTGTACCTAATTCTTCAGTTGTAGTTTCTTCTACTTTTGTGGTTGGTTCTTGGAACGCTTCAAGAACATTACTTCTATCGTATTGTCTTGTTTGGTCTTCGGTTCCTTCGTTGATTGCTCCTTGGTAAGAAGATTTTTTGATAATAACATTGCGTCCATCCAACGCATTACTTCCGAGTGTTTGCCCGATTGCATTTGCGGTTGCACTTGATTTTGATTGGAAGTCTTTAAATTTTTCATTGTATTGCTCATCTTTAGTTAGATTATTATTTTCAGGTAAAAAGGTAATTACTGATACTTCAACTTGATTATTATTGATGCTAAATGCATCAACTCCCTCATTTTCTAACGATACAGACAAGTCTGCTACTTGTTCGTCAGTTATTGGTTCAGCAAAGGTATAAATAATTTTTGGATAATGCATTAAATCATTATCATAAAATTCAGTAAGAGGCATATCTACGTTGCCATTAATCCATTCATCGTGTAATTCAGATTCAGTTTCTAATATAAATGCATCTTGAGAGTATTTTTCAGAAAAATCATAAAGCATATCACTAACCTTTTGAGTATCTGCATCAGGGCTAATAGACAAGTTCATATTAAAAGATGGCTCAAATTTACCATCCCATAATCCACGATTGGTATCTTTAAATGTAACTTCTACTCCTTTTATGTCTGCTACTGCATCAATAATCTCTTGTTTTGCTACATCAGTTATTTGTGATTCAATTTTCTTTATCTTAGCAAGAACCTTAGGGTCTTTCTTTTTAGCGTATTGCTTAACAAGTTTGTCATAGTTTAATGACAACTTCTTAATCCTTTCAGTAAGTGGACTGAATCCACGCACTGTAGCAGGAGTTATAAGTACAGACACATCTTTAACAGATGTAGTTTTTGGTGCTTCAACATTTACTGTTTCTGTTGGTTGTGTCTTTGAAGACACTTCTTGTTTTTGACTTTCGGTTAAATCACTTTCATTTATTTCTCTTATACCTGCATCTATAGCAGATATGTTTCCGTTATTATCTCTTATAAAATTATCTGAAGTATCTGATATTTCAAATATTTTATCTCCTACTTTTATAGCAAATTTATCATTTCCTAAATTAGTAAATCCCTTTGATTCTAAATGAGAAGTAGCTTCTGCTTGAGTAAGAGTTGTACCATCTATATAATTTTGTTGATATACAGGATTTGTAACTCCATTATATTCATAATAACCTATTAGTTCTAAACTATTATCCCCTATTAAGTTATTTATAGATATAGCATCTTCTACCCTTGGCATAAACCCATCATTACTACTATAAGGCTCTCCTATTTTTATAACAGTTTTACCATCTTTGCTTTTATATACAGTATGTTCGCTGCCTTCTGCTAAAAACTCATAATCATTAAGAAAATCTCCATCAAAACCTTCTCTTGTTGGAGTCAATTCAATATTGTTTAGATTGTTATTTTCAAAATCATTTTTAATGTTTTCGATGATAGTTTGAGTTACTTCGCCTTGCGTAGTTTGTTCGGTAATGATTTCAGGTTTTGTTTCGGATGTTCCTCCCTCCATCGTTTCGCTAACTCCGGTTTCTGACTGTACAGGAATCTCTGTTGTGCTTTGCTCTTGAATGGCATCTTGTGTGTTTTTAAGTTTTCCTAATTCTTTTTCTAATTTTCTTTTAGCTCTTCCTACAACCGGTGTTTCAGCATCAGGAGATAGCGTAGCCTCTATTTCAGCTATTCTATTATTGTTCTCCTTTTGTTTTACAAAATCTTTAAAAGCAAACTCAGTTAATGTTTCATCATCTAATTCAATATCTTGGTCGTTTCTATCGCCAATCATATCCATTATATTCTTCCCTGCCTCTTCTTTTAGTTTTGTTTTTTCTGCATCAGGTAAGTCTTCAAACTCTTTTCTGTTTGATTCAGCTACTGCTTTGTCATTGGCTGCGGTTTCAGATATTCCAACAAGAGAAGCGTCTATAACACCAATTCTTTCTTTTAATTTTACAACTAAAGAAGGGTCTTTGCCATCTACTTGATTTTCTAAATCTCTTTTTTCTTTCAAGAGATTCATCGCTTCCTTTTTTTGTTGAGTATTTAGCCCCTCAGGTAAAGACTTAAATAAACCAATTGAGTTACGGTAGTCATTTAACTGCTCCTTAGCCTCAGCTGTAGTCATAACTCCCTGAGTTATTTTTGTTTTTAAATCAGTTATAAATGCTTTTTGAATATTTTCATCGTTTGCCGCATCTTCAAATAATCTAAAAGTTTGATTATCCATATTTAGAAATCCTTTTTGAGAATAAGCTGCACTTACAGCAGTAGGCATACCCAATACAAAACCACCAACAGCCTCTTGTGCACCTGCTTTTACTACGTTGTTAATCAAGTCTCCTATGCTGTCAGGAGTATTGAACATTTCTTTATCTTTTATTACATTGTATATCTCTTTGATTCCTGTTTCGGTAAGTTCTTGACCTGCACCTGATTCAAACTCAGCAAGACCGGCAGATGTAATAGTAAGAACTCCCTTGGCTAACTTACTTTCAACTTCGTTTTCTACAAGTTCTCTAAATGACTTGGCAGTAGTTCGTGTTCCTGATTTACCAAGAGCACTCATTGCTATTCTATTTATTAAACCTGTACTTCCTTTTATATTTCTCAAACCAAACTCTTCCAATACAGCTCCTGTTATACCAATAGGTAATACTACTGCAAGTTTTTCATTTTCAGAAACCTTTGCAAATTCAGGATTTTTATCCATCTCTTGTCTAATACCATCACTTACCATTGAGTACATAGTAGCTGTTCTCTGTGTCCAACCTGCCGGTCCTGCCGCACCTGCAAGTGCAGGTATTGTTTTTACAAGACCAAAGTAAGAACCTGCCCAAAAATCCTCTGATTGTAATTGCTCCCATTCAGGAGTAGCAGTAGAGCTTCCGAAAACCTGTCTATTACCTTGTCTAATAGCAGGAATTAAATCTTTCTTTGCATATTTTTTTGCAGCATCGTCAATCTCATCTTCAACATCATCCAATTGGTCTTCTGTTAAAGTTTTTTTCCATTGAGCAAAAGTTTGGTTAGCAGATGGACCTTTAATACCTAATTTTTTAGCAATACCAACTGATTCATTTTTCAAATCTTCAGGTAGCATTAGTGCTTCAGTTGGAGTAAGTTCAACCATAATATCAGTTGATAAATCAGCAAGTCCTGCTGATGCACTTGCATACGCATCTAAAAACGCATTCCAAGTACCTGCTAAATAAGTACCTTGTTGAGATTTCATCTCAGTATATTTTCCAACTGATTTTTTAAGAAGAACTTCCTTAGTTTTTAGATTATTTTGTTTTTTAATTAAAGCATCTCTTTCTGCAATTAACTCTGCTTGCATTTTATTATATCCTTCGCTTCCTTTTTGAAAAGTACTATCTAATGCATTTTTTCTTGAAAGAAAAGCCTTTAAATCATTGTTCAAAGAATTGGCTTCATCTGATATTTTTTTAATAGAAGTATCGACTTGTTTTTGATTTTCTATTTTTTGGTAGCCTTCGTTTGCTGATTTCTCAACAATATAAAGTCCTTTATCGGAAGTGTTTTCTTTTATAAATTGCTGTAGTTTTGAAGATTCAGAAACAGCTTTAGAACTCATAAAAGGGTCTAAAGAAATCTCCATTTTTTTTCCGTTAGGAGCAGTGGCAATCATATAGTCTCCTGTCATACCTGACTCTTCAAATTTAAAACCTAAATCTCCAAACTGATAATTCATTTGAGGAACAATATATTCTTCATTTTGATTAATCAATTTAGCATCAATAGTTTTTAATCTGTCGTTAAGATATTTGCTATTTTTTTTGTCAATAGGTTTAGCACCTTCTTTAACAAATTGCTGACCAAGTTTTTTCTTTTCGGACTGTAATTTTTGAGCATTAGTATCTTCTATATAAGCAATCTCTTCGAGATTTGCCTTTTTTTCTTTAGTGGTATTCTTATTTATGAAATTTTTCAGTTCTACTGATTGTGCAGCAGATTTGCTATTTAAAAAATTGTCTAATGAAATTTCTTTTTTCTGCCCATTAGGAGCAGTAACAGTCATATAGTCTCCCATAAAACCTGACTCTTCAAAAGAAAATCCTAACTCTTTAAAGTTTTTGTCCTTAGATAATTTGGAAACGACATTCTCTTCCGTGTCGTTCATAAGGTCTTGGTTGATGGTAGATAAACTGTTTGATATACGTTTATCTGCCGCAAAAACTTTTTTACTCGTAGGTTGAGTAGCCAAAGAACCATTTCCCGAGGATAATCCCGTAGAAGCTGCTTTTCCCTGCTGAGGTACTTCTGAGTCCAATGAAAACTTTTTTTTTTGAGCTGTAACAAGTCTTCTACCACCTTTTACTTCTCCGATAAATGTCTCTAAAGGTTTTTGCTTAAAAGACTCATCATTCGTTGAAAGCCAACTGTGCATTTGCTCAGCGTAAGCATCATCTTGAATTTTTGTTTTGAATTGCTCGTAAGAATATCTTCCTTCATAGGAAGAGTCTTTTTGTTTTATCAAAGCATATAAGTCTTGTAAATATTTCTCGTTCATATTAATTTATTTTATGGTGCTTGTTGGTCTTTTATAAATTGAGCAAGTCCTACTTTATCTGCTGCTCTTCTTTCAGCATTTCCATCGGAACTATATTTAAAAACATTTCCGTTTGGTGCAGTTACTGTAACTATATCATCAAATCCTCCTGTATTTTCCACAGTCCATTTGTTCTTATCTCCTACATTTCCGACATCAAAACCTGCGGTTGTTAATTTTTGTTGCATTGATGTTGCAGAATCGTCTTCATCTGAGTCTGTAAATAAGTCATCTGTTACTGTTACTGTTTTAGCTTTTACAGGAGCAGCTTCACGTGTTACTTCAGAAAACTCTTCGTCTTTGTCATTAAATTTGGCACCTTTAATGAATCCACCTCTTTTAACTGCTGATAAATAATCTGCATTACCACCTAATAATGGACCTGCCGATAAAATAAATTGTTCTTGAGTCATTAATTTTCCATCTGTGCCATAGAAAGGAAGTTCTCTTTTCTGTAGTTTTCCATCAGGACCTTTTAGAGTAACAATTACACCTTTTAAGGTTCTATCTACTTTCTCTATATTAGGGTTAATATCTCTAAATGCTGTAGTAGCTTTAGCGATAGTCGCACCGTTAGCTCCTCCCCAAAGAGTGCCAATCATTTGAGCTGTGTTTACAATTTCTTTATCCTTATCATCTGCATCTTTATTAGCAACAGGCTTATCGTTTCTTGATAATTGAGAAGACATATTAACATCAGATTTTTTATCGTACTGAGCTCTCATTTGATTTCTCATAAACTCACGCCCTTCTTCTTTTTGTGCATCAGATATTTCATATTTATGTCCACCTGATTTCGGGTCGAATACTTTTAAAATTAAGTTAGGATTTTTATCTGCCTCTTCTTTGCTATATGTGGTCTCATAAAGCTTCTTGTCCTTATTGTAATTTACTCTATCTATAAGCAAAGTAGCATAATTGGTATCTGTACCAATCATAGCTTCTATTGCTTGTTTCTCAGCATCAGCAAATTTGAATAAAATACTTTTTTCATCTTCAGTTAAGTCAGTTCTTTTTGTTATGTCATCTGTTTTTAATACATATCCCTGCTTAAACAATCCACTTTTACTCACAACAGACATTTCCTCAACGCCTAAATTATCAGCAAATTCTTTTGTTGGTGTTACGTAGTCAAATTTCTTTATTTTACCATAAATCATTTGATTGATAGCATCAACGCTTTGCATATTACCCGGTGTATCATCCATTGTGTAAACCTCTTTTCCATCAATCGTTTTTTTGGTTTTCAATGCAGCCATTACCGTACCATTTTTATTTATGTACAGCCCTGATTGATTCCAATTACCATAACCTTCAACTTCTGCAAAATTTTGCTTAACTAAATCAGAAAGAGTGTCGTCATTCATTACTTGAGCATACTGCTCTTGATAGGCTTTATTTGCATTGAAAGCCAAGTTTGTGCCATCATTCAAGTTTTGTCTGAATATGGTATAATCTTTTAAGCTAAGCTCTCCTGATTTTAGTAATCTGTCTTGGATTTTTACCATTTCAGAAGCATTACTCGCATATCTTAATATTTCTGACCTTGCGTTCTCATTTTCTCCTTGAGGAGATTGAGCTAATTGTAATAAAGATTCACGAGTAGCTTGGTCTATTGCGGCTTTTTTCTCCTCACGGACACGATTAGTTTCCGCAAGCATATCACTCATATCCTTACCTACTGCTGCCCAATTTACTTGGGAATCTGCATCCCTATCTGCATATTTATAGTATGTAGCCATTTTTTATATTATTTCATATATTGTATTAATTCATATATTGTATTAATAGGTCAGACTGAGCCGGAGTTAAGTCTGATTTGAATTTTTTAAATTGAGTTCTACTCATATTTTTTACTGCATCCAAATCTAAATTAGTAAATCCTGTTGCCCCATCAACTCCCATACTTCCTCCTTGCACATTTCCAATTTTTTGGAATTGTTCATTACTAAGTTGAGCTTTTCCTAATTTGCCTTGTTTTAGACCTCCTCCTGCAAATAAAGGAACCATAGCTAATCCTTGTTGAAGGGTAGATGTTAGCCCTTGAAATCCTTCAGATGTTGATTGAGCCGCTGCTCTTTCTGCATCCGCTGCTGCCTTATTAGCACCTTCTACTTCTCCCAAATCTAACTGAACTCCTAAATCTCTTAAACGACTTTGCTCTGCTATTTGTTTGTTTTCAATGTCAGTCAGCTCTTTACCCATTTCAGTTCTTATACCTGCCTGAGCTTCGTTCTGAGCCATTAAAACCTTACCTGCTGTTGCAACTCCTCCTCTTTCTGATTCAACACCTGCCTGAATAGCTTGAGCTCCTGCGGAAAGCATAGCTTCCCTTTCAAGTTCATAAGGCTCTTTCTTTATAGCCATTTCGTCTGTGTAATTAATTTCAAGTTTTTTACGTGCCGCTGCCATTGCAGCCGCTGATTCTGCCTCGGCTTCTCTCATTTTCTTTTTTTGAGCACTTGCATCCATAAAGGACATTGCTGTGGTTCCTGCTGATATAGCTAAACCACCTATCGCTACTGCTGTTGCTACTCCCATATTATAGTATTTTAATCATTTCACTTGTATATCCTTGTCCTTCAGACCAACCTTGGTCTGTATATGTTTTGATTAAACTTTTATTTTTAATCAATGCATATCCGTATTTGCTTCCTGTGTTTTTACAAATATTAGTAAGAGATTCTATTAGTAATTTAATTGCCTCTCTTCTTTTATCTTTTATTCTATATTCTTTGTTAGATATAATCCAATCTACCCAAGCCACTTTTGAATTTGTAACGTATATAAAACCTGCACAAATTGGTGTATCTCCATCGTAAACAATTATACCACCTTTGCCATCATCAGGTAAAAAATCTTTAGCAGGTGGTTCCCAATTCCATTGTTTCCACCATTCTACAAGAATTTCTTCGTAATCATTTTCATTAAGAGGTCTAATATTTAACTTCATATTGATACAAAGATATTAAATTTAAGGGAAACTTTTCATTACATTAGCTTCAACTGCAAATAACTCAATTTTACTATTGTAATTATTAGATAATGTAGTTGTACAATAGTGTCCTAAAACACCGTGAGATTCAGCTACAGAATTTTTAACGTACAAGAAATAAGCATTCTGCGTAGTTATTGGAGTTACTATAGCTCCCGGAACTACGGTTGTAATTGTTATTTGGTTTAAGTTATTTGGATAATCAACTGTAACCGCTGTTACCTTTCCTGCAAGCAAAGGCGTATTTGCAGGAGGTTGAAAGAAATAAATTAAATCTCCAATACTAATTATGTTTCCTATAGATATTAATGGGTTAATTGAGAACTTAATTACAACACCTCCTGTAACTTGAAAACTTCTACCAATTCCATTTAAACTTCTAAGTGCAAATTCTCCAATACTGTTATTTCTAACAAACGCAAAATAAGCCGCTTCTTTTTTCTCAAACCAAGATTGGTCTATAAATCCTGAAACTTGCAAATCAGTCTCTAAAGTTGCTCCCCAAGGGGCATCTCCTTCTATGTTTATGGTTTTAAATAATTTATTTTCAATGGCAGCAGTATTAAATACCGTTTGAATAGATGTTGGTGTGAAAGCATTTGCAGGCTGCATATACTGAGTCCACCAAGGTTGATAGAATGTATTTCTTAAATTATTTACATTGTGCTTGTAAAGATTCCCACCTTTAAAAGTATAAAAATAGTTGTTCATTCCAATCATCCAATCAGGATAATAAGAATAGAAAGATACCCAACCGGCAACCCCTTCGCTATATGATAATGTGTAATTCATAATTATATACAGTTTGTTATTGCTACTACAATTCCGTTTTGAACAGTTAAAACTTGATTTGGAACCGCTACATTATTTGTTAAATAGAATCCATTAACAAGAGGAAATTCTCCATTTGCATCTGAAAAAACATAATCATATAAACCTACAAAAGTATCTGCTGCTGTGTGAACTTTTGCGAAATAGTAAGTCTCAGTTAAAGGTTCGCTACAAAATATAGATGAAGATTCATATTCTATTGAACTTGAAAATGAAGGCAAAGCCACAGGACAAGCTGCTGTTAAATCCCAAGCTGTACCCAAACAAGGACCAAGCATTTCGAGAAGCACATTGTTAGGAGTGCTTGTAGGTTTTGGTATTACAATAACACAAAAACCGGGAGAGGTTCCTAAAGAAATATCTCCGGGAAGTAAAGTAACTGATTGAGTATTTCCTGTTGCAACAAATGAAGTTCCATTATAAAGATATTCAGTTAATGAGGGTAAGTTTGTGGTATTTCCTGCCAATCCACAATCACTTCCTGTATTTCCTACTACTGTAAAATGAGTGGGATTTGTACTTTCGTGTAAACCATCTACAGGAGAAGATAATTTATTATATACAACTCCATCGTAAGTTGCTCTGAAACCATCAGGCACACTTTGAGGGTCAAATCTAATTACTATAGCTCCTGTATCAATAGTTCCTGTATCTAAATTTACTTGATAAATACCTTGACCCCCACTTCCTGAAATAGGACTTCCACAAGAAGTTCCACACGTAGCACAAGCCTCAGCAGTCAAAAGTATTCCTGATGACTGCTCTCTTGTTATAGTTCCATCTCCATAGAATCCATCAGGAGCTATGTTTGTTAATGATAAATCTAAATATACCGCTGTAGCTGTAGCTAAATCAACAGCATCTAAGAAAAAAGGAGAATTTATTGCCATATTTTTTTTAAATTAAATTATACTACGCAATCACATAGAACATTTATAATAGTTATACTTGTGTCAGCATAAGGCTCTCCAATAGAACAATATACTACTCCTACTGCCGAAGCTAATAAAGGTAAACTTGTTAGTATTCCTTCTTGGTCATAAAAATAAAGTGTTGTATCAAAAGCCTCATTATTTGTTACTTCATAGTAATTGTAAGGAGTATCACACGTTAAATCACAATTACAACATACATCTACAGCACTTGTGCCAAAACACAAAGATACTTCAACTCCACAAGAACTACAAGGTTGAGCAGGTAATAAAACTCCATCTTGTAACTCTCTAACAATTCCTCCTGTTGAGTAGAACCCATTAGTTGCAGGTATAGATAAGTTAATGTCATTAAATATAGCTGTGGCTGTATCAAAAGATGCATTTAGATAGTAATTACCCAAAACACAACTACAGCAAGAATCATTAAGAGTTCCTCCAAAGCATAACTCGGCAGGAATAGCATCTCTTAAATCCCAAATTAAATAAAGATACTGTCCAACTGAACTTGCAGGAACTATGAAATCTGCATAGTACAATGGAGCTGAACCTGCATTAGGTATAGCTACAGTAGAAGCCACTAATAAAGCGTTCATATCAACATTGGTATTGTTGTACAAAGCAACACTTCTTAAATATCTAAATTTATCTTGAGCTATATTAAACACAAAACTATCAGGAGATATTGCATTTGTTGACAATCTCATAGTACTAAACTCAGTAGGAAACGCACCTGAACCTACAAACCCTGAAGTTGTGTTATATCTTGATACAAGAGGACTTGCTGTTCCGCTTCCAAATAAAACTAAGTTAGAAAGAAGAGGTCCTATAAAAGCTCCATCAGTATATCTGTATTGAGTATGGATTGTTTGTCCTGCCTCTGAATTGTTTGTTAGAACAACTTCAATTATAGTCATTGGTTCAGCTTGACAACAGTCAGCAAGTACATCTACAACCATATCTCCCGTATATGTAAGAGTTACATCTGCTGTTTCAACCAAGATATTATTCTTGTCGAAGAAAATACTTCCATCTACATTTGTTGGTCCTGAACTTACAACAGTTCCATTGTAGTTTACACTTACATTTAAAGTTGTACCCGGGTATATAGTTGTAAAAGACCAAGTTATCTCAGAAGTACCCACAAGAGGACCTAAGTCAACGCAATACTCAAATGTTTTTGAGACTTCTGTATCAATAGAGAATGTAAATGTTTGAGAAGTACCACAAGCTAAGCATTGAGGGTTTGTAGGTAGCTCTTGGTCATTCATAGACAACACGTACTCATTCATATAAGGGTCAAAGCCTCCAAGTTTTTGAAAATTAAATGAAGCATTAAATTTATCTCTAAACCAAGTTCTCATACTTTGCTCTGATATAACTACTAACTGCTCATTTTGACTATCGCCTCCTTTTAATTGAATAACAGCTCCACGTTTTGCATCTGCAAAAAATCTATCAAATCCCCATTGAACATAACTCTCAGGATTAAAACTAATGCCATACTTTTCAGTACGGGCTATTTGAGTTCCCAAGACCTCAGGAGTGGCTGTAATAATACCTCCGGCACTTGCATCCGATAATAAGTTTTTCTCAGCTAAAACGTAAGATATTTTATCTTCTTGTAAAGTAAGAACATCTGTATTTCTACCATCTAATAATTGAATTGGTCCAAAAGAAGACTCACAATGTTTAAAATTAGACAAACCTGCATTAAATTCATTTAGTTTATTGATATTTGACTCTCCATTGTAAATACCACTATAAGTAATATCAGAAAATCTATCGGCAGCTTTGTAATCTTGAGCTGCAACCGTGGTTACTCTTTCTCCAAAATTAAAAGATTTACCAATAAATGAATCACGTATTTTATAGCTTTCTGCTCCGTTTCCAAAAGCATAGCAATTATAAAAACCTGTATCTATTATAGCGGGAGTACCTGTTGCAATGTTTTGATTCTGAACATTACCTGCGTGATTACCATCGACATCAATAGCGAATGATAAATTATTTTCAAAAAAAACATCAGGTAAAGAATCTTGAGGTTGTGTTTCCCATATAATAGTATTTAAAGCTCTAAATACTGTAACCTCAAGGTCTATAAAGTATCTTCTATAATCAGCACCTACTCCTGAACAAGCCCATCCGGCAGTATAATTAAGCCAAAGTCTGTTAGTAGTAACATCTCTATTAAATCTAAAATATTGAGTATTAAATGAACAACTTGGCTGTCCTAATCCTGTTTGATATACAAGAGTTGCACCTCCACATTGTGAAATATTAGGATTATCTAATACAGCCGATACGTTATCTCCGTTCCACCAATCATACATATTATCATAATCTCTTGACGATGTAAAAGTTACTTCCCATAAAGTTCCATTACATTCACAACCACCGCTACCTCCTGAACGATTTCCTTTTGCGTAAATTTTTATTCTACTACCGGAAGGAACAGTATAATCAACAAAAGTCCAAGAAGGATTAGAAGGGTCTGTGCCTGCAATATTCATAGGATATTGTATTACTGCACAATTAGTTCTATTTGTAATACCTGTGAAATCAGAACGCATCCCCGGGTTTATAATTGCATTTGGGTCAACTACAAGGTTAAAAGAATTTGGATTCATTTTCATATAAAGACCCGCAAGTGCTTCCGTTCCTTCTTTTGGAATAATAAAATCAGCTGCTTGAGCATTTTTCTCAAGAACTGTAGCGTATGTACAACTTGTAGTAGGACCTGAGGTATCTGCCTTAACAATTAGCCTATCTCCATCTTCAACTTTTCGCATATTATCTCCTTCAAGAAGAAAATAAACATCATTTGAATCAGGGTCAGTAAAGAATATATTTGCATATATTGTTTCGTAATTTTCTGCATCAGGTTTTATTACAAACTTATATCTTTTAGCCCAAGAAGGTGCTCTTTGTTCAAATGGTATAGTTATTTGAATTGTATTTTTACTTGCAGAATATCCACAAGGTACAAATACTGTATTATTAAGACTTACTAAAGCTGTAGTTGAACGATTAAATTCATCCATATATACAATACCAACTTCATAACCTCTATTGCTATGCAGACTTGAAGGGTTTGATATTTCTTGAAATATAGCTCTTGCAAATGTAAAGTTATAATATTCGTAAACTCTTTGAGTAGGTGTTGTTACAGAGTTAACATACTCCATAGCAATAAGTTGTAATCCAATTATAGTACTTGCAGGAGTTGAAATTATTTTTATTGGTTGTAATATAGCATTTATACCACTTCCATATTTTATAAGAGCATCTAAATTATTAGGCAATAAACAGTTTAATTGGTCAGTAAACGTAGTACCATCACAAGAAGTTTCAGTTAAAGGATTAGAACTATACACAGGTTTTATATTAGCTATTGTTCCTATAGCTTGTTGAAATTCATTGCTTGTAGCCAATGCATATACAGATGGGTAGCTTGTTGTTAAAGTAAATATAAAATCTAAATCTATAAAATCAGTTGTTTCAACAGGAAAAGGAAGTCCTCCTGTAAAAGTCGAATGTACTATTGTCATATTTAGAGTTATAGCAGAACCTTCTGATAAAGTTATTCCTGCTAAATCAAATGTCATAATAGAAGAATTAATAACTTCTCCTGTTGATGTTGGGTCTATATTATAAACACCATTACCTGTAGAGTCAATAAGAGTGGTCTGTCCTATCTCTTCAGATAATAATTGTGTTGTGTATTCAAACTTAGTAGGCTGACCATTTTTATCAATTAAATCATATCCTTCTAAATAATTACCATACATTAATCTATTGCCCATTATTGTTTGAGCCTTAGCATAACGAGGAACACTATCGTAAAGTCTTAAAATTTCAGCCTCATTTAATACTGTAAATATTTTACTATTATTAAATGAATATTGTAAAACTTGATTATTCACACCCCCTAAATCCTCTGCCTTATTAAGTTTTTCAATAACTTTAATTATATTTTTATTTGATTCTTTAAACAACAAATCTACTTCAACTACAAGAGGTCCTCCTGAATTATATTCAATTATTGCAGTATTACAAGAATTTACCATACCTTCATTTAGCATACTGTTACTGCTAAACTGAAAAGGTTGAGGCACGAATGCAGGTTCTGACCATTGAGATGTAGCAGAATATTCTCCATCAACATATTTATATCTATAAGCAAAACATATAAATCTTGTTTCTAAAAAGTTTTCTTGACCACTTGTTATAACAGGCGTTACAGTTGGAGACTCCGTTGGTGGTTTTTTAATAACAAGTAAAGCCTCTGCTGATACTTGGTCAATATTTGCGATTGGGTTAGGGTATCGATTTGTTGGAGGGTTTATATTTATAAATCTTGGAGCATTATAGTCATCTGTAAAAAATATTAAATTTTCAATTAAATTTACTCCTGTAATAAGATAAGTAGGATTAAAATTCAACGTAGTATTTACACCTCCACCATCATTTATACTAATAACGTGGTAGGTCAATATATTGGTTAGTACATTGAAAGATACAATTAAATCAAGTTTACCTGTAGCTCCAACAGTAAATGCAGGGTCGTGAACGAACCAATAGATTGTTTCATTAGCACTGTCTTGTATAGCCCCAATTGTTCTCGCCTGAGTACTTAATGGAGTTCCGTTAATATAGGCTAATGAGGTTAAAAATAAATTACCTTTTGTATTAGTAATAACCCCTACTTCAGCCATCTCTGTTGAACCCATCCTAACATTCATAGCATCAATATATTCGCCATCAGGAAGCAATCGTTGGTCAACGACTTTATTCATTCTTCCTGCTAAAAAATTTCTTGTTACATCTGCCATATTACTTGATTACTTTGTCCATACCTCGTAAGTTCATTAAGAGTCTTCCCGGATGGATATTACTAATTCTTATTTTTGCATTCCCTAATAAAGCCTTTCTTTTTTTACGACAACGATTAATAACGTATTCCTGAACATTGAATTTAGAGCTTAATAGTTCATATTCAATTGCAGCATAAATATAGGATTCAAATAACTTATTAACTGTGATTAAAGAGTTGTCTCCACCTTCCATACCATCTGATACATACTCAAGAATACAAAGTTCTCCTGCCATACTTGAATCAAAATTTATAACCCCTGCTTTTTTATCAATTTTAAAAGTAGGATTAAAGTTTGCAGTCTCAGTATTTAATCCAAAAGGCGTACCTACATTATAATCAAAATACCACATCCCATCCATACACCATCCTGCTTGACCGTGGAATTGATTCCCTTGGTTTAAGTAAATGCTTTTCTTTAACCCCATCAATCTATCGTAGTCAATATCAGAATATTGTGGTCTAAGAATATTTCCATTTTGGTCAAATAATATATTTCCTTGTTGGTCTTGAAGATACGCATTAGAAGATATTGCTTGAATATTTTCAGTTAATGGTCTTAACCAACCATCTTTGTATAAAGAAATACGAACCCAATTCACATAGTCCGATGGAAGCACGTATCTTAGCGAATCTGCCACGCTTAACTCTAATATCTTGATTTCCTTGAACGCATCATAATTAAGCTCTTGTATGGCTCGTTTTGCGTGAAAGATTATTTTATATCTCTCTTCGTTATTTACTAATGAATGGTTGCCTGCGTACATCAATAAAAAATTATTGACTACATCATCTAAACTAATATACTGATACGAACCCCAATTTGCATCTTGAGGTGTATTACCATTATTGTCATAATATTCATATTGTGATATATATGCCATTTCTCGTTATTTTTATTGTTGATTTATTTGTTGTTCCTGAACCATTCCAAATTGAGCAACTTCAGTTTCACGAATTGAAATTCCACAATATTGAAGTATCTTCATTACTAATACATAATTATCTGAAAAAGGAAGTTCAAAGTCTTGATAGTCGGGTTGTGATTGGTCAAATGCCGGCTCCCCACTTACTAAGGTAATATAAGTCCATTTTGGAACTTTAGGGTATCTAAAATAAACACATTCAACTTTTCCTTTAGCATCTATAGTGTCGGGAAATAACTTAATTGTTTCTTCCTCAAGAGTATATGATGGATAAAATTCAGTTGGACTTGTCAAGCTCGATGCGTTAAGCATTGTTATTTTTCCAACACTTACTTTGTCAGCTTCTTTTACTGCTTTAGAATAAATATTATAAAGCTGACCTGCTGCTGTAAAAATATTTGAGCTTAATGCTATCAAAGTATTTGAAACAACATTTATTATAGTAGATACAGCTCCTGTATTTGCATTCACAACAACATCGCCTGCTGTTAGACCATCAGATAAAAATGTTGCTGTAGAATTTACAAGTGTATTTGCACCTGCTGCTGTAGTTAATCCTGATGTCAATTTTCTTGTATGACAAAGCATTTTAAGAATATAGTAATCATCATCTCCTGTTGTAGTAAGAGATGGTGCTGAGTATCTATTAAAGCCCAAATGTGCTAAATAATTTGTAACTAAAAAGCCTTCGAGAGTTTCAGCTATAGGACCTTCGATTTCAGCATAATCACTTCCGGCTGTGCGTGCATTTTCAGCATTTATAGCCTTATTATAATTTTTGAAGTAATCTTCAAATATCTCCATTTGTGCATTTTCAGCAAATAAATTAAAATCTGATGGGGAAATATATCCGTAATTGTTCTTATTCAATACGGATAGCACTGTATTTCTAACTTCGTTTATCATTTTTTAAATCTTTTTACAAATATACATAAAAAAAAGCACAGAAATAATTCTGTGCTAATTTTCAAATAATGTATTGTATTTATTATTGAGGTAAGTTTGCCTCTAACATTTTAAGCGAATCAATACCTTCATCGCTTGATAAGAATCCGGCTACCATATCATAAGGGTCTTCCCCAAATGGAACTGATAACATTTTCTTTTTGTTAGTTGGTGTATTAAACCAAACCTCTTTTTCTCCATTGCGTAATGCTAATAATTTTTCTTCAAAGAATAAACGAATCTTAGCTTGAAACTGTAGCTCAGGGTCATTCAATGTAGATAAAAATCCTCTTGGGTCATTTTTAGCAAACACTAATATGTCTCGCTTTAATTCTGCTGTTGAAATTGTTGAAGGGTCTTTGCCAAACATAACTCTTGTAAGAGTTTCAATTTGTTCAATCGAAAGTTTTCTCGCCTCAACTAATGCATCTATTTCAATATCTAAATCTTCAACCTCGTCAGCAGCATCTTTTTCATCATCTACTTCAACGAATATTCTTCCGTTTAAAGGATGATAATGCAAGAACTCTTGCAATACAGGATTTGTTCTTGGAACGCTTAAAAAGCCATCTTCAAACATAATTGGCTCAATAACTACATTACCATCTTGCTCATCCTCGAAAGGAGACTTTTGGTTCATTGCATATCTTAAAGCTCTGTTTTGATTCTTTTTTTCATCAAACCACATTAGTGGGAATCTTGGATGATTTCTTGATGCTAAACTATAGGAAAGTGGACTCCCTATTGTCAATTTGTAAACTTTGTTTACTGAAACTATTGTTGCCATTTTTAATAATGATTTAATTTAATTTAATTTAATTTTTAAAATATAAAAAGGAGAGTGTCTTTGAAGACACTCCCCGATTTAGTATATATTATCCGAAACGGAATAATACGAAGTTGTTCGCCCCTAAAGTACATACACATCTTTCAGACAAGAAGTTAACCTCCATTGCATCTAAGTCAGATGTTTGAGCACCACCGGCAGAACCTGTAATCCACGTTTTGTATCTACGGTCTTCAGCTTCTGAAGCACGGTATCTAACGTGTAAGAAAGGTCTCTTAGCGTTTTTACCCATAATTTGGTCGTACACTGAAGTAGAACCGGCAGGAACTAAAAGACCTGTGATTGTACCTGTTGCTGTAGCAGCAGCATTGTTCAATCCACCTCTCATAGTTGGGTCGTTTAGGTATTTCCAATCAGATTTGTAGAAATCGTAACCTCTACGGAATCCTGTGAAACCTAAGTTCAACGCCATATCAACGTCATTGTCGAATAAACCGAATGATGCTGATTGACCTACAGCTGCTCCGTTATAACCGTTCAATGTAGCTAACATATTGTCAATGTCAAAAGACAATCCACGGTTAACGAATATTACGTTTTCTTCAATAGCTCCTTGTTTGTCCAAACGAGAAACGATTGTATCCCAATCAGGTAATGAAGTTGGTGTACCACCACCCCATACGTTTCCTCTGTTGTTTACAACGTAGAAGATACCTTGAGACCCTGCAGAATTTGCAACACCTGCTTGACCTAATGCAGCGATTGCTCCTGAACCTACTTCAGCAGGAACTGCTTCAATCATTGCAGTCTCGATGTAATCTTCAAAACGCAAACGAGTTTCGTGCTCTGATTTCAAATACCACAAGTAACCTGTAGCACCATTCTCAGTAGTAACTTCAACCCATCCAATTTGAGCCATATCAGACCCGTTAACAGAATACTTATCTTTTAAGATAATAGGCTTGTTAGAGTAGATTTCATCTTCTGCTTCCAAAGAACCAACCATTCCGGGAGTTCCTTTTTTGAACTCTGAACCGTAAATGAATACAGTACATTGAGTAGATACAGCAAATGCTTGACCTGTAGCCTCATAGTAAGCTACTGTAAAAGTAGTTGCAGAAGGAACAGCAGTAACGACTGCTTTGTTAAAAACACCTGTAGTGTTGTTTTGAATCATCACAGTTTGATTTACTCTAATTGCGATGTAAGTAACACCTGCATCAGCTACAGTAAAAGTTGCTGTGTTAGCGTTAATTGCTGCCGCAGAAGTGATGTTGGTGTATTTAATGTGAAGACGACCTTGTTCTGCCCATTTGATTTGGTCAGAGTTAGAAGGCATCTCTGCACCTACCATTCTCAAGAATGATGCGATGGTTCTATTACCATAACGCTCAAACTCTTTTTCGTAAGTATCAGGAAGATACTGATTCAAAAAGTTAAAGTTGGTAATATAGTTGGTCTGTAATGCTACTTGTTCAGCACTTGGCTGTAGTTGATAAGTAGGATTTGCTAATAATGCACTTGCCATTTTTTCTTAATTTAAAATTTATACTCTTTTTATACTGCGAATTTTTAGACTTCTACCTGAATCAGGATTTATCGCTTTTACCTGCATTCCATCCGTTGTTTTTGTAACTTCAGGTGCTCTACGTTCAGACATATTAATGTTCTTAATACCTTTCATAGTACCTTCAGTTGCATCAGCTTGTCCTTGTTCATAAAAGAACCGGGCAAAGCTCTCAGGATTCATAGCAACCGCTAATGACCTATGATAACCTGCGGCATCCTTAATCAAACCTTGCTCATCCAAAAACTTATTAATAAAGTTTGCAGGAGTAGATTGGTTTCTTTTAAGGTCAGCAGCATTTCCGGGATTGAAAGTGATTTTTTTGTCATTAACATTGAACTCAAAACCTTTGAACTCTCCGCTAAACACTTCATCAGATTTTTGGTTAAACCAATTTCTTTTTCTTTCATTCTCTTCTTCAATAGTCTTCGATTGCTTGGTATATTGCTTATAGCTTTCGTAATTTTCTTTTTCCTCATCTGAAACAAATGCAGTGCTTGACTCAAGCGGCACTTGGTATTTTTCTTTTTGAGAATTAAAAAACTTTTTAGCTTCGACAATTGCCTTTTTTGTTGTAAGCTTAACTCTTTTAATGTGTGATTCGTCATCAACATCTTCGTCATAACGATAATCATCCATTAAAGAATCAATGTCATCAGCATCAAGTCCTTCTTGAGTTGCTGATAAATAATTTTTAAGTAAACTTTCAGGGTCCATTGAGTCAAAATCTTTTTTAAGACTCAAAAAATCCTCAAAACCTCTACCTGTTTCTTTTTTATATTTCATATAAGCAGCAACATCTTCAGGTAAAGCCTCGGCTTCTTCCCTTTGAGCTGTTAATTCATCTAATGAATTAATCTGCTTATTATATCTTTTTCCAATATATGAAAGAACTTGCTCTTCACTTAATTCATTGTCAGTATCTACTACAGGAACATCTACTACGGGAATATCTACTACAATAGTTTCTTGCCCGGGAATTTTAACATCAGAAAATTGTTGTTCGTGTTTCTCAATTAATTCTTGTTCAACTTGAGCAACTCCTTTTTCTTCTGTACCATCTAATAATCTTACTTTCATTTCCATTTGATTTGATTTAATTTTTTACAAAGCTATACAAAATATTTGACATTTTTAACGTGGGTCAAATTCTCCTAAATCAAAGCCATCTAAGCTATCTTCGTTTGACTCAAAATTCAATGGAGGTAAATTGTTTTTTCTTTGATTTAAAAGTTGAGATTGTTGAGTGTTTTGAAGGCTAACACGTTTATCTTTAGCATCTTCTTTCAATTGGTCTCTTTGAGATATTTTACCAATTTCCATATTATTTAACTCTAAATTGTAATTAAACTCTTCAGCCATTAAATGAGATTTTAACTCAGCCTCTACTTGCATAGTCTTAATATTGTATTCGGTCTCTATTTGTTTTAATTGCATTTTCATATCAAATTCTGATTGAGACTTCTGCATAGCCATTTGTCCTGCCATTTGCTGAGACTGCATTTGCTGTTGAGCCTGCATTGCTTGCTGCTGCATTTTCATCTTTTCTTCTCTATCTTCTTTTCGTTTTCTTTTTTGCTTCAATAATTGATTGGCAAGTTTAATATTTTTAATCTCACGTATGTCAATAGCATCTTCAAGATTAATGTCTCCTTTAGATAATGCCATTTGAACATTAGCTTCAAGTTGAGCTTTTTGTTCTTCATCAGGAGCTACTTCAATAAATATTCCGAAATCATAAATATAAAGTTCTGATATGTCTCCTAAAATAGAAACATTGTACTTTCCAATTTTGTTTATAAAATCATCCTTAAAGTCAGAGTATTCTAAAATATCTGCTATTCTATAAGTAATAGCCTCTGATAAAGTCTTATAAATATAAAGACCTCCTTGAAGAATATGTCTTGTAGCCGTATTTGAGTTTAGTGCAGCTAACTTTTGTAACCCAACTAATGAATCCGGGTCAGGCATAGAGCCATCTCTCGCCTCATTCAACCCGGTTACTGTTCTAATCATATCCATATAATGATTATAGTTTCCAATAAGCATCTGTGTTTTTCCTGAGCCTGAACCTGATGTTAATTGAGTAATTGGAACTTTAGCATTATTAAAATCTCCATCTTGCGTAAAACTTCTACCTACAACAGAACCTGTTTGGAAGTATAATCTTAATGCATCTTCAGGATTGTATGCTGCACCATTACCTAAATCAACCTCATTAAGACCATCGGCATCAATAAAAACTCCATCAGGAACTAATCTATTAATTACTTGTTGAAGTTTTAAGTGAGTTATTTGTATAAGGTCAGCAAAAGGTATCATTCTACGAACTGTAGATTCAATAGCTCCTTTGTACATTCTTGGTGCACAAGATACATAATTAGGTATAGCGTGTTGAGATGCTGATTTTGGTCTTACCATATTCTCAGATAACTTCCATTGTAAAAGAATATTAGTACCCATAACCATAATACCTTCATACCAAACATCAATTGTTTTTTCTATTTTCTCAAAGTTGCCTTCTTCCATCATATCCGTAGGAGGATTAAAAGTGTCATCTTTTTGAATTATTCTTGAGCCGCCATTTTCAAGCATTTTCTTTTTATAAACTACTTTCTTAGTAGTTTTATAATTGAAATACATTAATGTGCAGGTATCTCTTGAAAATACACTATTTTCATAAAACTGAGCTACATTATAGTAATCATACCATCCTTGGCTATATTGCGTTATTTCTTGTAAATCTTCTTTGGTTAGCTTTTGGTCAATTTTCATTAACTCACTAATTGGAAGAGTTTTGATTTCTCCCCAATAAAAACAATCTTTAAAGTACGGGTCTTCCGTGTAGCTATACACTACATTTGCCGGGTCAACATAAGATATTTGAACTCCTGAGCCTTGAAGAAACTCGTGTTTTGCTATAGAAATACCAAGCACAGTAGCATCATAATCAAGTCTTCTTCTTAAATCATCATAATGATTTTCATCGAAAACAGTATTGATAGCTGTCTCTTCTGCTATTTCTATTGCAGGCTTGTAGTTCATCTGCATATATAATGATAATTCTTCATCATCATTTGGTAATTCATCAGGATTCATCATAAATGGGTCAACTCCTGATAAATCTTGTATTTTAGTAAGTATCTCTTTCCCTGCCATCTGAGTCTCCATCATATCTTGATACCTGCTTCTTTTTGACTGAGACATTGCATCTTGAGCATAAGCTTTTGGTTTAAATAACCTATCAGCCATACCATTAACTATAATATCAACAAACTTAGGTATTATAGGAACAGGAGTCCAATCTAAGTTCAAGTACGATAAGTCTCCATTAATAGATAACTCATTTTTATACTTACCAACAGGTTGTTCTCCTCTTGCATATAATCTCAGCCTATGAAATTCTTTCCATTGACCATAATATCTGCAATTATTTCCATCCTTTCTGAACCATTCATATTGAATAGCTTGACCAACTTGTAGCCCAAATTGTTCGGATGCTTTTTCCGCATCAGTAGCTAACTGACTTGGAAAGGCTGACGATGTAATATCTATTGTTACGTTTTTCATTTGATTAATTGACTTGTTGAACCATCATTAGAATACCTTGCGAAGTTAATACTTATTTTTGAATCTTTTTTCTCCGGCACATACAAATGCTTTTGGTTAGCCATTATGGCTAATCCCGAGCTTATGGATGCATCAAATTTAGTTCTATCATTTATGTCAAATTTCGCCCAATCTTCTAATGTTCGTGTAAATGGCATAGTACCCATATCTCCTCCATCTCTATAATCTCCTGTAAAATCTATTCCAACATATTTCTCTATGTAGGATTCAATTGCAGATGCGTGAGACTGTTTTACATCTTCAGATGAGTTAGGGATTCCTCCAAGTTCACGTTCAGTTTTTGTTAGTTTATTATATTGCTTATCGGGTCTATTTAGACTGTAGTGTCTATACCCTCTATTTTTAAAATGATAAAGCAGTCGAGGTTTATTGTTCTCGATTAGAATTGGCATACCGTAAAAAACACAAGCCATAAGAACTTCCTCAAAGAATATCTCAGCAGTCTGAGGTCTTGCTATGTATTCTAAGAAAAATTCATTTGAAGGAGCATCATCCATATTAAATTTAGTAAGACCGTGCAAAGAACCATTAGACCCTCTGCCTCCAACTACTGCTGATATATCATAACTATCGCATCCAAAAGACCCAATATGTTCATTCCCGGGATATTTAACTCCGCTTCTTGT